GAACTGGTTCCTTCCTTGTTCTTCTTTCCCGCCTTTTCGTGCGGTTTGCCCTTACGATTCCTCCACGGTTTGGAATCGCCTTTTGCGTGCATCTGCGGAGGATGCTTGAACTTGCAAGACCTCGATGAGCATTCATACCCGTATTGGCAGACGAGCTGTTCGGGATTGGAGACATCACCATAGACGTCCCAATTCTTACCCCTCTTAGCATTCTTCTGCTTGCGGTTTCGCTGACGAGGCTTCTGCACATTCTCCTGCTTGGGAGTGGCAGTCTTCTTCGCAGAATGGAATTGTGCCTTTGAATCCACGGCCTTGTTAAGCTTCTTTTGCTGGCGATTTGTTGTTCGTGATTTCTCACCATCGCCATGCTTGAAACAATTATTTCCGTAGAGGTCACAACCCCGACAAGGTTTCACACGCTCTTGTACCACAGGTTCAGGAATCTTCACTCCCATCAACCTGAGCGCTTGCTCGCGCTGTTGCTTCTGTGCCTCAGTTGCTTTGACTGGGCCAGAATGGTACTCAACTTTCTGTTCCTTTCTCAGAATATGTGTATTCCTAGCCTCATCCTTTCGGGGGTTTGGCACATGGAAGAAGCGCTCGGGTTTTTGCGAGCGCACAAAGGCAGAAAGATTCATTGCACTCAACAGCAGAGATGTCACTGCCATGAATGTCCCAGTTCCCATCACGACTTGATTCAATATGGAATAGAGACTAATCTCACCTTCCACATGAGGCGTCTTGGATGTCAACCCTTTCCAGGTTCCAAGCAAGCCTGCAGTCCAAAAAAGGATGCTGGGGTGCTCCCCGATCACGCCGAGTACTCCCGTCAAAGGGAACACACTTTCAACGCTCTCGTGAGTCTTCTTCGGAATCGGTACTTCAGTCAGAGTCTTGAGATTCTCTGGTGCCACGTTCAAATAGTACGCCAATGCATGCTGATTCAAACGGTTGTAATTCCACATCACAAACGCAAAGGCAACAAAGCCACCGATCGCAGCTGGGTTATCAATAGCCCAATCAACAGTTTTCATGAGACCATTCTTGATAGTAATCAAAAGAATGCCAATCTCATACCCAAACTTGTTAGCCGCGATATCAATTCCGGCGTCAATATACTCAGATAGGTTTTCCTTGACAGAAGTCCAGATCGCATTCAAAACGGTTTTTCCGAGGGAGGGCTCAATGCCAAGCTCCTTCTTCACTTCACGTTTGAGTGCACGATTTCTGGTCAACCTCAAGTACTCCTCCTCTCCTTTCTTAGTATTGACGATGTCATTTTTCAAGGGATCCTTCACAGGAACCTCTTCCTCTTTGATCGATACCATAGGTCGCGGGGATGTAGGAACGGGGTCGGTCTCTTCAGACTTCTCCGAACTCCCTTCATCATCGCTCTCGATCTCATCTTTCATGTTGGGATTC